TGATGAATGGCTGGACTGGCAGATGGGTTACCCAGAACTGGGCGTGGCGGTGGTGGCTGTCCGCCTTCGCTCCTGTCCGGGAGATTGGAAGGCTGGTAGCATCGGTCGCCCGGCTCACGTGGCGTGCAGCTGTCACCCGGCTGATATGGCAAGGGGAGGTGAGAAAGCTCGGTGATTGACATCATACGCGGCGATACGTGCTACCTCATCTTCAGCATTCACACAGCACTGGATGCCGACGGGAACCCTCTTTCCGACCTGTCGGGCATCGCCTTTCGTTTGCAGGCGCGACTGGATGCTGACGCCGACAGCACTGTCTTCGAGAAATCCACAGCATCGGGCAGTATCTCGGTGAGCGGCATGAGTGTGCGAGTGCGAATCGATGGGAGCGACACCAGCGCACTTGTGCCGGGCACTATCCTGCTGGCAGACTTGCAGGCAGAGACCGGCGGGCGAGTGTTCACAGTGGACACTGGCGAACAACCACTGCGGTTGCGAGTGGTGGCAGATGTCACTCGCTAGTGGTCAAACATGAAAATTGGGGGAATAAGTCATGGCATGGTGGGATAGATTTCGAGTGTTGTTCCAGCGTGAGAAGGTGCAGCCTGGGCAGACACTGCGTGTAGCCCCGCAGCAGCGAGCCGGTTGGGGTAACACCACAGACGACCGCCTTCTCAATGACGGTACGCTCTACATGATAAGCAATTTGGTAGAGCAGGTTTGTCTTGGTGCTGGGTGGCGGTTCACTGGGGCTGATGCTGAAAGAGAGGATGTCCGGGCAGTTTGCGATGCTATCTCCGAAGCAGAAGGTTTTCACGACATGATTCGCCATTGTTTGCGAGCGATGTTTGCTCGCTATGCTGTTTCAGAGATTGTATGGCAGTCCACAAATGGTTTGTGGCTTCCTCTGCGGTTCCGTACCATTCCACGACGTTCCGTTGCATTGGACATCAGTGATGATGGTGAAGTTTCCCGAATTGAGGTGAGTACGACAGCCGGACTGCAAGAGTTGCCGTTGCTCCATGCCGTGGTGTATCGTTTCAACCCTACACTTGCTAATCCACTCGGTTCCAGTCTGCTCGATGGTTTGCGGGAAGACATTGAGTACAAGCGCAAGCTAGATGATGTGGTAGTACGAAGTGCCGAAAGGTTCGGTGCACCGACAGTCGCACTACGGTATCCGCCGGGTACAGACCAATCTCAGGTAGATGAATTGCTTCGGCAGGGCACGAGGTTGCAGAGTGCGTCGGTAGCAGTCTTGCCGGATGGCGTCGCTGTAGATTTCTTGGAACCGCGTGGGCAGATGAGTGTGCTGTCGCTAGACACACTGCGCTACTTTGAGCGTCGCATTGCACGAGCCATATTGGGCAGTGTGTTAGGCATGTTTGAAGCAGAGTTTGGGACTCGGGCACAGGCTAGCACCCATTGGGAGGTCACCCGGTATGTTATCCGGTCGTACCAGTCAGGGATTGAGCAGGCGATTACGGAGCAGGTGGTTCGTCGGACGTTGCAGTTAAACGGTTTGCCGAGTGAGGTGCAATTCTTCCTCAATGAGCCAGAGATTGTGGACAAAGAGGCTATGGCTCGGTGGATTGCAGATTTAGCACAGGCAGGGATTATCGATGTGGACGAAGACAGGGACAGAATCCGACAGCTTTTTGGTTTGGAAGGCTAAGCGTCCTACAGTATCCCGCAATGGTGTAATGGTAGATGCTGTCAAGTCACTGCGTCGGTACGAGTTACAGGTTGTACGTGAGTTCGTGGCGGTCTATCGTCGTTTTATTCGCGAACTTTTACAAGATTTGGAGGCAATAGAAGTAGAAGATGTCAAGAGCTTAGTCATGGCGCGTGTCTCGCGGCAGGTGACTGAATTACACTCGGTGTTGGCGCAGGTTCTGCAAGGTATTGCCAAAGAAGTGATGTCGGTGGGTATGTCTGCTGCCGACAAGCTGTTGGGGTCGACGTCACAGTTTGCGGATACTAGGCTGGACATACCGCCTGAATGGTATGAATGGTATAGGCTTACTGTGGAGCAAGCTTTGTACCGCTACACGCAGGAAGACATAGCCCGCATTGCATCTATTGTATCCGAGGGTGTGAAGGAAGGGAAGAGTGTAGGAGAGATAACAGACACTATTCAGAAGATAGTATTACAGTCCCAGTATTGGCGTGCGGAACGGGTTGCGAGGACAGAGGTGCTTCGGCTGTTCAATCTGGGCTATGTCGGGGTGTTGGTGAATGAGCCTGTTATTGTAGGCTTTGAGTATTCGGTTGTGTTGGATGCCCGAACGTCTACAATTTGTCGCCCTCTAGCCGGTAGAGTGGTAAGGAAGTCCGAGCTTACTCGGGTTCCACCACTTCATCCGAACTGTCGTACAGTTTTGCTACCTGTGTTCAGTGGAGAAGAGGGAAACTACTCTGATGAGCGCGGGGAATGGGTGAGCCGAAGCGAATTAGAGGCTTTGGCTAAGCAGTTCGGTATAATTCCTGCTGTTGTGTTGCAGGCATGGCAGAGGTATGTGCCCAGAGCAATTCCTACTGTCTAGTTTGGTCGGCTTTGTATTCTGCAATGACAGTAGAGTGTAGCCCACCACGCGTGGTGAACTGTCCTATGACTGACATGTAGCGAGGCTTGCACACTTGGACAAGGTCATCCAGAATACGGTTGACCAATTGTTCGTAGAAAGCTCCATAGTTGCGGTAGGCGAGATAGTAGTATTTGAGTGATTTCAGTTCTACACATAGTCTGTCTGGTATGTAGCGTACGGTGATGGTAGCGAAATCTGGTAGTCCGGTCTTTGGGCACAGGGACGTAAACTCCGGCTGAACGTGTTCAATGGTGTAATCCCGGCCGGGGTAAGGATTCGCAAAGACCTCCAGTATTGAAGGGGACGGTTCACTCAGGTTGACCATAGACTATCCCTCCGATTTTTTTCTTCACATCCAGCAGAAAAAGCATGTTGTGATTTTCCGCAAATAGCATACCAGAATTGCCATCTAAATAGCAAGTGGAATGCAATTAGGAGACGGTTCGCAGGTGTTTGCTGCAAAACTTCGGGTGTTGACTATTCCCACACACTAGTGTATGCTTTAGGTGGAAGCATCTCAGGTGGGGCATGAAAGGGAAGACAACCGTGAATAGACAGCCGGACATTCACCGTCTGATGGTGTATGTGGCGACACTTGTGCTAGTATTAGCGTTGGTGGCATACCTCTATCATCCAGGCGATGATGTATTAGTGACTGTGATTGCCACTACGCTCGGCTTCTTGTTTGGGAAAGCCACCAACGGTATTGGGGGTAACAAAGCCACACTGAGAAGGAGTGTGAGTAGACATGGCAAGGAAGACTGAGGATGGCAAGGAGTATCCGGCAGAAGCATACCTCTATGTACCAGACCCAGACAAACCAAGCACTTGGAAACTGCGCATCTGGGAAGACCCAGAGCAGAAAATCACGGTTGCCCAGCTGGGGCGAGCAGCTGCTGCACTTGGCCCTGGCTTTCGGGGTAACCGTGTAGACTTAGACCCGGAAGACCGACGTGCCGCTGCCCGCAAGCTTATTCGTCTGTATCGGGAACAGGGTGTGGAGGACGAAGACATTCCCCCTTACCTTTGGGAGATTGCCGGGATGCGCAAGCCAGCGGCACAGATGCATGAAGATGAAGGTGACGATGTGGTAGAGCGAGAGGCGTTGGTATTTGAAGCAGGCGAATACCCCGACAAAGGACTAAAGGTAACAGAGAAGGACATAGAGCGATTAGCGAGAAATTCTGAGTCAGTGCCTATCTATGTGGAACATGCAGAATCCCCCGTACATCTCGGTTGGGTGAAGCAGTTTTTGGCACGAGGAAGACAGCTGTGGGCGCGGCTAGCGTTACACCGTGAGGCAGATGCCTTGCTCCAAAAGCTTGGAGTAAATGGGTTGAGTGTGGCTGTTCCCCGGTCGCTAGACCGGGTGTTGGAGGTCTCTGTAACCGGTTCTCCGCGCCTGCCACAGGCGCGACTGTTCAATGATACTGTTCTGGTGTTCTCCTTCGGGGAGACACCACCAACACTACCAACGAAGGAGGGACAACTGATGGAGCAAGAGCTGGAACAGCTCAAAGCGCAGGTGGAATCACTAATGCAGGAGCGAGAACAGTTCACTGCAGCACTGGAAGCTGAGCGCAAGTACCGGGAACAGCTGGAATTCAAGCTGCAGGAGGAGCGAGCCAAAGCCAAAGTGGATGCACTCATCCACACCGGCAAGCTCCCACCTGCATTACGTGATTTTGCACTGGCACTCGGCACAGGCAGTCAGACCGTCCGCTTTGCTGAGGGGAAAGAACTTCCACTTTTTGACGCCTTCGTGGAAGTCTACTCGCAGATGCCACCACATACTGGGGCGAAGCTGACGGCAACAGCAGAAGATGAAGATGAAGAATTGAAGCGACGGTTTGCTGCTCTCAAGTTGAATGAGAAAGAGATTCCACTGGCGATTGCGGAATACAAGAAGCACATGGGGGTGAGCTAAATGGCACTAACTGGAGAATGGCGTGAGATTGACTACAAAAAGCACTCTATCGCCAGCTACCCAGTTGCCGCGAACACCAGAATCTACAAAGGTGCACTGGTGGTAGTCCGCAACACGGACGGCATGGCGTACAACGCCCGCACCGGCAACAACTCTACCGACTTCTTTGTCGGCATCGCCATCGAAACTGTGGACAACACTGGTGGTGCAGCAGGAGCAAAACGAATCCGGGTCGCCAAAGAGGGGTCTGGTGTGTATACCGGTACGGGTTTTGCACAGACGAATGTGTCTGCCATTGCGTATGCTACGGATGAAAACACGGTGACCACCACAGCCGGTACCAACGTTGCTGTGGGGCATATCGTGGAGGTACTGAGTTCCACGCGAGCGCGTGTGCGCATTGACAACCTAGTGAGGTGAGATAGACTATGCCAGTAATCACGCGAGACCAGGTGACATTAGAAGCCGGCGTTTTGGGTGCGTTCAACCGAGCGTACATGGATGCAGAAGCTACAGCGATGGCGAACGTCATCGCCACACGCATCGAGACTACGTTGCCGACTCAGAATTACGACTGGTGGGGACAGCTGCCGGCGCTGCGTGAGTGGACGGACGAACGAACTTTTCGGTCAATGACGCGATACCGCTACACCATCAGTGACCGCGTTTATGAGGCGTCCATTCAGGTTGAGCGTCGGGCATTAGAAGATGACCAGCTAGATGCCCTGTGGACAAAGGTAAGAGACTTGGGACAGCAAGCGGTGCGGGACGTCGACCGTATGCTGGTGGAGTTTCTTCTGGCTGGCTTCAACACTGTAGGGCCTGACGGGCAGTACTTCTTTGACAGCGACCACGCGGAATCAGGTTCCAACCAGAGCAATGTCACGTCTGGCCCTCTGTCGGCATCGGCGTTGCGCACCGCGATTACCACTATGATGAGTTTTAGGGGTGATGCCAATCGTCCTCTGGGTATCACACCGACGCACCTGCTAGTGGGGCCATCACAGTTTTTGACAGCGCGGGAGCTGGTAGAAAGCCCTGTGGTGGTAGCGACATCGGGCACAAACTACGCTAATGTGCTGGCTGGCATCGTACAAGTGCTGGTCACGCCGTACATTCCGGGCAACCAATGGTTCCTGCTAGACCTGAGCCGACCGATTAAGCCTCTAATCCTACAGGTTCGCTCTGACGTACCTGATGAAGTGGTCATCCACAGCGACCCATCGAATAGCCCGATTGTCTTTATGCAAGACATCGTGGCGGTCGGTGTGCGTAAGCGATTCGGTATCGGCTACGGATTGTGGCAGCTGGCATACGGTAGCTCCGGCTAATCAGGCTAATCAGGGGGCAGGGCAATGAAGGGCTTGGTGCCGCAACCTGCAGGGTGGTATGACAACTCTGATGTAGTTAATGCGGTTTCTCTGGGGAACCCCTTGCCGGTGCAGATTCCAGCAGGGCAAGGGGTATCCCTGCGTCCTCCTTTGGAAGGCAAGCAAGCGTACAGTGGCACGGTCCCGTTTAACTCGTCAGCAACCTTGCATGGTGGAGCTGCTGGAAGTCCAACACTGCAATCTGCTGTAGGCTACCGGCGAGTCTATGTCTACCTCCGGCACCGTATGCAGTCCGGTGCACAAACGGGAAACCGCCTACGTGTGCGGCGACGGGCGACGAAGCCGGATGGAACACCATGGACAACGTGGACGGACTACGTAGACTTCACTTTTGATAGCACCACAACTGATGCTACCAGGTGGTTTGTGATTGCATCTACAGAGGATGCAGCGAATCCTCCGGCGGACGAATATGAGCTGACCCTTCAGAATGCCAGCACCACCTCTGGTAATGGCTTGGTCTGGCAGGCAGTGGTGGTGGCATTGCCATAAGAAAAGGAGGCTAGCTTATGGCTACCAAGAAGAAGAAGGTGGTATACCGTGTGTCGGCGCAGGCACGTTCAAACTTTCCCGGCTTCTGGCGCAGTGGAATCTTCTTCCCGACCACTCCGGCGTATGTGGAATTGTCAGAGCAGGAAATAACGGAGGCGATTTTGAATGAGCCGATGCTGATAGTTCAGAAGCTGGAGGTGGGGGATGGCATACCCGCCGACGGTGAGTGAGCTGCGCCAAGAACTTGCACCGTATCCGCTCCACGGCAGTCTCACAGATGCCGAACTGCAGGCTGCGATTGAAGATGCCATAAGTGAGTTGCATACAGCAGTACCGGTGTTTGCTCAGGCGAACGGGTCAAGCTTTGAACTGCAGGCAAAGCGATTGTGTCTGGCACTGGCACGTTGGCATGTGCGTATGGCACGGGAGCGGACACCGGACGGGGAGTTACCGCCTGGCTTGCTGGCGGAGAGGCGAACGATTGAGCAGCGTATCCAGCAGGCGCAGGTCAGCTTCGCGCTGCGTCCAGTGGTAGAACCGTTAGTGTCGTTGCCATCCGTGCCATTGCCAAGCCCTTCAAACTGGGAGGATGCTGAGTGAGATGATGTCCGTCCAGTTTGACCTGCAAGTACCACGAGCATTTCCGACGATAGAACCGGAACAGCTTCAAGCTGGACTACGCATGGCAGCTGCAGCTGCCATGCGAGACTGTGTGCGGAACTTTGAGAGGCAGGGCTATGAAGAGCCACCGGGGGTATTTCACCGATGGCCACCGCTGTCTCCGACCACTCTGAAGATTGCCGAAGGGCAAGCAATGCAGAAGGTGGGCGGACGAAAAGGGAAAGCCCGTATACGGAAACAGCAGACACCTTACGGTGCACTCCCTATTGCATACGGTGAAGGGGGGGAACAGAAGACAGCACGGGTACGGCGTTTTGCAGGTGCAGTGATTCTGGTGGACACAGGCAGACTACGGGCTAGTTTGCTGAGTGGCCCGAACCATATAGAGCGGTCAGGTAGGGCAGAGATTGAGGTAGGCACGAACGTAGAGTATGCTGTCTACCATGAGCGTGGTGCAAAAATAAGAGTGACGAAGAAGATGAAGTATTTCCTTGGATTGAGCTATGGTGTATGGTTGCGGGAAGGGACAGAGCTGGCTGTTCCACCGCGCCCGTTCTTGCGGGTAAGCAGGCAGGGATTAGACCAGATGAAGCAGGCGATAGTGTCCGCTATCACCGCTCGCACGTTGAGGTGAGGTGGAGACATGGACTTCCCAGCACTCTATGCAGATATTCTACAGGCAGCGCAAGCCGAACTGGGTAGTGGATTGGTGGAGGTTCTGCCTGCCGACCCGGCACAAATGCCAGTGACACTGAAACCTTGCTTATTCTTGCAGATTGTAGGGTATGCCAATAATCGCACGGGAGAGCCGTTGGGTGATTCACCGGATGCACCGGGGGATTACCGTGTAGACATCCGTTTCACGGCAACCGCTCCGAAATCGCCAGACTACCTGCAGGCTTATCGGTGGTTGAATGAATGCTATGACTGGTCTCAGCGTCAGCACTTGCGCAGAAGACAGACCTACTATGCCACCATCATCACAGGCATGAGCATACGAGATGAAGGTGAGATTGTGGTAGGTGACTGGACAATCCAGTACCGGGCGAGGGCATTGCGAGGATGAGAGTGCGCAACCCATTTCCTTTCCCTATCTGGCATCCGGCAGTGGGCAGACTGGAACCGGAAGAAGAGAAGGATGTAGCAGTGAACCCGGACGAAGTGCCTGAGGAGATGAGAATCGATGCCGACCTACCATCACCCGCTGGAAGGGATACGGCAGAGTCACTTCCAGCTGTACGACGACGCAAGCGGGCTTAATAATGCACCTCCACTGGCGGACATTGACCAGTGGGTCGCCATGCCCCTCAACCGCAACTTCCGCGTCCGCATCCAGATAACGAACGATGGCTACGGCGCAACGCGGTATCTGCTGGAATACCGCGTGAATTCCGGCACATGGCGGGCAGTGGATAGCACCGAGCCGGTGCGCATCATGGACAGTTCGGTGTTCACGGACGGTGCGGCGACAACATCGCGCATCGGCTACGCGGGTCGCACGTTCGTGAGCGGTGAAGGCATTGATACTACTCGCAACAGCGCAGACATCAGCGTCAGTGTCAATCAGTACACCGAGATTGAATGGAATCTGCGGCTTTTCAGTGGCAATAATGGTGATGTCTACGAGTTTCGGGTAGTAGGGATGTCTACTACTTGGAACGGGGGGCAGAACTACACAGCATATCCCCTGTCCCAGTATGATGTCTTCGCAGCAGTTGTGGTATCATCTACTCTGGAGGAGGGAGAACACGCTATGATGTACGAAGCTTATACTGAGGTCGGTGTCGGCATTGAGGCACCTACCAATTTCGGAAAGTGGGTTCCGGCGTCAGTTCGGGTGAACGCTACCACCCGGATGCCTATCATGCAACCCTCACGAGTGCCTATTGGGGGCTTTCGGGGCGTGGAAGCTCCAGTAGACTATGTAATGGGTCCCATGCCTCCTCAGCCGTTCTCACTGACAGTAGAAGCTCTGCCCGACCAGTTGGGGAAATTCCTGTCGTCACTGTTCGGCACACCGAATACCACTGGTGCCAACCCTTACACTCATGAATTCACTGCCAGTGGTTCACCGCTCTCCCCTACCACTCTCACCATTTGGCAGAGAGAGCACTACCAGAGCGATGAGACAGGGAACCCACCCTTGTATAGGGGATACGGCGGATGCCTGTTCAGTGAGCTAACCATTGACGTAGACGCTCGGACACAGGGGCCGTTGCTGGTGACACTCGGTGGGCTTGCGGCGACCTATATCCTGCACAACAGTCAATCAGCAACGGGAATGAATAGCGCATTCAGTGCATCTTTGCCGTTCTCCACGACACGGGCGCAGCTAACAGTGCGGGACAGCAGCGGTAGTACACCGGCTTGGACGGCTGAGATTGAGCAGCTTCGGATGCGGTTGCTCCGGGGCGGTGTCGCACCACGCACAGGCTTTCGCAACAAGGCAATTGCCAGGGGTTATGCTATGCACCGGCGCGTGCATCTTGTGGAACTATCCATAGTCGCCTACCGTATCGGTATGCGCCCTGTCAAATTGGTATTGGGTCAATCTGAAGGTGCTAGTTTCCCACTCTTGCCGCAGCCCACTGTGCAGCGATATAGTCCGAGCAGTGGGCACGCACTAACGATTGAGTTCACTAGCTTGCAAAACTCACAGCACAAGCTAGTCATCGCTACAGCAAGCTTCGCATGGATTGAGCATTCCGCCGAAAGTGGTGGCGCAGACCCCATGATGGACACATTCACACTTGTGCCTTTGGCAACCAGTGGTGGAACCACACTATCAGCAGTGACACTAGTGAATGCAAACAGTTCTGAACCTGGTGCAGCAGGCACACCACTAACTATTAGTGACACCGGCATCTACTCACCATACTAATCAGGAGGGATTGCATGGCAAAGCGCACACCGATGGATTTAGACAGCGTTACAGCAACGGGTACACCGATTGGCAATTTGCTGTTTCGGCCTCTGCCCATACGCGCAGCAAATGAGCTAACGAAGCTCATTCAGGAACACCTGAAAGAGGCAGCCAATGTCATCTTGCTTACACCTCATGCCTTTGTAAAGGTGTTTCCGCAAACCGGTGAATCCGACATGGACGTTGCGACTGCAGCTGAGTTTCGGCGTGGTTACGCCCGTGAACACGCAGACGTTCTCACTCAGTTTGTCGCGCAGTATTCTGGTCATCCAGTAGAGGCAGTGGAGCAGCTGACAACATCAGAACTGTTGCAAGCTCTGGATATCATGCTCGAGAACCCTTTTTAGCGAAGCTGGGCGAGGGAGCAAGGAGTTATGACCCGATGGACTGGGGCAAAGTATATGCACACGTGCGAGCAGTATACCATTTAGATGTCGCCGACCTCACCTATGCCCAGCTGCTGGCACTGTTAGAAAACCTGCCGGAGACAGTGGATTTGATACGAGGTTTGTAGGCGATGCCACTCATCTCAGAAGAAGTGCTGTTGCGGGTTCGTGCTGCGTGGCAGGGTGAAGAGGTGCAGCGCGGATTAAGTCGTCTGCAGACCCAGCTTGCTGGCATGGGCAGGACAGTACAGCAAGCTTTCAACCTGTTGCTGCCCACTTCCACACTCGGGTTAGTAGCCGGACTGACTATGGCAACCCGTCAGGCTGTGCAGCTCAGTGCCCAGTTCGAAAAGATGCGCACAGGCATTGCCGCCATCCTCGGCTCCTATGCGGATGTGGTAGATGCACAGGGGCGTGTGCTGAAGGGTGCAGAACGGTTCAACGAGCTGCTTCGCATCTCGCAAGGGTTGATGACCGAAATCCGCAAGGAAGCTGACCGCACCATACTGGAGACCCGGGAGCTGATGGAGTATGTGCAGACAGGGCTCGGTTTCGGTTTGGCGCGGGGACTGACACCTCAGCAGATTGTGCCACTCATCTCCCGCATCGCTGTTGCCGGGCGTGTGATGGGTCTTCCTCAGGGCTATCCGATAATCAGTGAAATCCGTGCCCTTCTAACCGGTCAGAACCTGGGAATGAGTCAAATCGCGCAGGCTGTTGGCATTCGCCAGCAAGATTATGCCCGGTTGCGGGGTGAGGAATTCATTCGGTATATGGAGGAACGGCTTGCCGGGTTTGTTGCGGCATCTGACACCTTCGCCCAGAGCTTTGAGGCACGTTGGAGTACATTCATCAGCAAGATTCAGGAGATTCTGATAGAGGTCGGGGACGCCATATTGCCAGTGCTATCAGAGTTCGCCCAACGCGCTACAGTGGCTATTGAGCAATGGCGCAAGAGTGGAGGGGTGCAGCAGCTACAGGACATCATGCGCTCTGTGATTCAGTTTGTGGTGAACGCCGGCAGCTGGATGCTCAGTCTCGTGAACTGGCTGAATCAGAATAAGGAGATAGCGTCTCTGCTAGGCTTTGCTGGTGCAGGTGCCGCTATCGGCGGAAGAATTAGTGGATTAAAGGGTGCAGGAATTGGGGGTCTACTCGGTGCAGCAGGGTGGTTTGGGCGTGAACTCTGGGGAGCGATAGAGTACCAGTATGCCGAGGACCAATTCATGCGCGACTGGCGGGAACGCATAACTGCCATAGGCGGGAAGGCGACAGGTATCTCAGCCTTTGACCCCCGTCGTCATCGTGTAGCCCCTGCACCATCACTACCGCCAGCACCCAGCTTGCGTGTACGACCCATACCAGCACCAGCGACGGTAGACACTGCAGCTGAGCGTCGCAGGCAAACACAAGAGCGTCGTGCCCGCATAGAGATGGCGGATTTAGCAGTAGCACAGGCAGAACAAGCACTGCGCCAAGCCATGCGGGAGGCGGCAGAATGGGGTTATGCTCCGGAGATGGTTGCAAAAGCCAAGCAAGCTCTGGAGCGTTGGGCGAATGCACAGCTGGAGAGAGCTAAGGCATCAGTTCACGGTGAAGATGCCCGGCTTGCTACCGCTATCATGGGGCAGACGCAGATAGAGATTGCAGAACGTAGACGACAAGTCTTAGAACAGTTAGAGGAGGGACGCCGACGGTCACTGGATGAGAGCCGACGAGAAGCCGTACGGGCATTAGAAGCCCGTTGGGCAGTGCAGGCTCGGATAGAGGAAATCCGCGAGGAGCAAGTCCGTGACCAGACACGCCGGTTTGTGGAAGCGGTCGGCTACGCGGCACGGACGACTGTTGAGCGAGTTTCACGCTTTGCAGAAGCCATGCAGGTCATCTCGCGGTTGGAGCAGCAGCGGCGAGTTCAGGCAGAACGATTGCTGGGTCGGTTATCAGTAGAAGGTGCTCCGTGGCAAGTGTTTGGGATGCCTGCGGTAGCTGCAGGTGTGATTCGTCCGGCAATACGCATGATGCCAATGGGGGAAATGCTGGTGGCAGCTGCCGATACGATGGCAAGGGCAATAGAAGACTGGCGCGAACGGCAGCAAAGGTTCTGGAGCAGTATGCGCGACTTCATTGTGGATAGTTTGCATGATGCCTTTGTCACCGCTGGAATGCGGTTGGCCGATAGCCTCAAGAGCTGGCGTGAGGCATTCAGCAACCTGTTCCGGACACTGAAGAACATGCTGATTCGGGCAATATTGGAGGTGGTCTATGACCGGGTGATACGTGCAGCTGTTGAGGCATTCGCAGACTGGCTCACTCAGCGGTTAGGTGGAGGAGGGCGCGGAAACACAGGTGCAGCTATTGGTTCTACCTTAGGTGCTGCTATCGGTTCTGCTGCAGGCCCTGTAGGGGCGGCTATCGGCGGAATAATCGGGGGACTAATCGGGGGAAGTTTTCAGCATGGCGGTACAGCGATTGGGCGAAGGATGTATATGGTGGGTGAGCGTGGGCCGGAACTGTTCGTGCCGGGTACAACTGGGGCAGTAATCTCTTCTCAAGCTCTTGCAGATGCCCTTAGCCGTATCAAGGAGCAGCGGAGTGCACGGACGGTCAACGTTTTCGTGAACCACACCACAGAAGCTGACTTAGCCCGCCGAATTGGGCGAGAAGTAGCACACAGTCTTCGGGGAGTGTGGTAGCATGTTTCTCAAGTTTCAGCCGGAGAATGCCCCTGAAGTGGATTTGACTGACCATGTGGATGTGGTACCGTCCCTGGTCTTCCGGCGGAATGATTCTTCAGTAGGGGGTGGCATCCATCATCCTTCAGCCATGTTGGGCGGGGCATTCACAGAAGCGTTTGAGGTTTCGGCAGAAGGAGTATTGTTCGCTACCTCATACAGCGACCTTCGCTCCCGTGTTGCCAGCATCTTGCGGGGACGCAAGGGGTACCTGCTGATGGAGAACGACCGACGCACTCCGGCACAGCTGGTGGAATGCCGGATTGAAGACTGGCAGCACGGTCTGAATCTGGCACAGCTTCGGTTGCACTTCTTGTGTGCTGGATATGCAGAATCTGTCTCGGAGACCGTAGCCACCCAAGTTTCCAACGGCTGGCAGGTCAACAACACGGGTGACCTCCCAGCTCCCGTCTACATTGAAGGCACCTTCGCCAGCACCCAATCTGGGCAGAAAGTGCTGTTTCTGGGTGGAGTCTCACCTGATGGACGAACGCAACGGCTACTTCAGTTCCAGGGCGATGTACAAGCAGGTGATGGACTCGACTTTGACGCTGGTGTGTACGGTTTGAACTTCCAGTTCAACGGATACTATCGTCCAGATTTGCTACGTGCAGGCTTCCCATTCTTTGCACAGGTCGGCACCAGTGTCATCTCTTTTTCCTTTGTGCCGAGTAACAGTTTCTCCAGCCGTTCTCTGCTATTTCGGCGCAGGTGGCTGATGCTATGAGTGTCGGTATTGACTATGAGTTTCGTCGTCCTTTCGATGGCAGTCGCATTCCGGTTGTCGCGCCGCTGAGTGGGGACATCCAGATTGAGTATAATAGGTTGTCCGTGGACCGGATTATTGTCTCGGTACCGCTACCCCCACGTGGTGAGCTGACCCCAGACTTTGTGCCGTTCACGGAGCTAACTCTTTATGTTCAACCAGAAGGCGGTGAAAGAATGCCATTCGCTCGGGGATGGCTGATGCGCCGGATAATCACCCCGACACTAGCAGTGTATGAGTTCGGTGGAGCGCGACGGTTGCTCAATCTAGTGAGTGTACAAGCCATCTTCACACCGACCCAGACGATAGACCAGGCAGTGAATACCATCATTCAGAGGGCAAAAGCAGTTCTTGCTAGTACCACCAACGGGGTGAATATTACTGACTGGGAAGTGCGAGGTGGTTTTGACCGTCCTGCCCCATTTCTGCAAATGCTTGCGCCGACGACAGCCACATACTTGATTGAGGAGCTGGAACACACCTTCGGTAACGGGTTGGTGGTGACATTCGGGTTCTCACCGTCATCTACAAGTGCTTTTCAGGTTCGGGCACAGGGTCAGCCCCAAGAGATTGTGCTCCTGGACGGGCAGGTGAATGAATGGGACGAGCAGTATGACAGAATCGTCAACCGCATCCGATTCCTGATGAGCAATCCCGTCAACCGCAATGCCATACCCAATCCGGACTTTGCAGATGTGATATTGTCGTCCTCTGGAGGTGAGACGCAGAACCTCGTACCTAACCCATCGTTTGAGACCATGTGGGCGGATTGGGTTCTACCACCATACCCCGACATCAACTACTCATGGGAGTGGAACTACGGCTACACAGGCAACTACACCTTCTTCTTCGATGATTGCCATGAGTATAGCGCACAAGGTTGGCTCACGTCTGGTGTGTTTCCGGTGACACCCGGATTGCAGTATGCAGGTGGGTTTGCACTAGGGTGCAGCCCGAATATGGCACAAGAGTGTGGTGGACCTAGCACTGTCAAGGTTCGGGTTCAGATACAAGGATTTGACAGTGCTAATGCACTAAC